CCGACGGCGCAACTGCTGCAGTTAGATCTGCCGCATTTTCTGCCAACGGCGTGGGACCTCTTACCTTACTCGTTCATTGCCGATTATTTCACCAATTGTGGTGATATAATTCGTGCTGTTTCCCTTATCTCTGGGTCGTTTGCTTGGGGGTGCCAGACGGTTCGATGGTTGAATCGGGATATGTATTCCGATGCTTTCATCGATCCTAACTCTGTTTATCCCCCTCCCTATTCGATCCGAAGACAATGGACTCAGGGCGGTCGCACTACCTTAGATACTCAGGTATTTGAGCGCAGTTCTTTATCTCCCGAGGATATGCTTCCTTCTTTTCAGGTTTCTTTACCTGTTCGGAAGAAGCCCTGGGAGAATATGGCTGCACTCATGTTATCTGGGTCTCTTAAGGTTGTTCCTGTATGGCATTGACATACTTAACGTAGGTCTTACCAATGTTCACTTTATCGTCGCCCGTAACAGGCGCGGCTCAGACAGGTCTTACGACTCCGTCGTATAACCTGGCTACCGATTCGCCTCCGACGTCAGCCGGCAAACAGTATGCTGTATCCTCCCTTGGAGGTACGCAAGCTGGTGTCGACACGGCGTCGTCGCCGACTCGGCCGTTTACGATTACGTTGTCCCGTCCTCAAGTCCTTAGGGGCTTGCCGACGATCAACCCGCAAACGGGTCTCCTAGGCCAAGTACCGAAGAACGAATATCGGATCAACGTACGCAAAGGCGTTACTCCGCTTGCTGGACAGCAGGCCCAGATTGCTACTTGCAATCTGGTTATCTCTGTCCCGGCGGGTAGCGAACTTGCAGACGCTCCGAATGTTCGTGCTATGTTGAGCTTACTTATCGGCTCCTTGAATCAAATTTCATTGGAGATCGGTAACACGGCTGTTACCGGCGTCATTTAATTATGACGCCGCGTCGCGGCCGTGGCTCACTTAGCTGTGTGCTTATCGTCACTGTTGCCTTCGGTCTTGCGATTTCGAAGAATTCTTCGGATGTTCGCATGATTGTTGACAGCATTAACGCTGAGCTCACCTATTTCTTCTAAGTTCGGGGTAACCCTTACTTCGTTGAAATTGCTTCTATACTTAGAGTAGGAGTCTTCATGGGCCTTAGTCCTGATGCTCTTTATTCTGCCATAGAGGCAGACGTCGGGAGTTACTTACCGTTTGCCCCAGTAGGGCTCGGTTGTGCTCCTCCAGACGCTTCTTATCAGCAGGTCGCCTCGTCTCAGTTGCTCCATACGCTTCTAAAGAAGTATATGGCAACCTCTGATGACGCTGCGGCTCGCTCGAAAGAGAAGTTTCTTGCATCAAATAAAAAGTGCAGGAACTGGAAGCTCACCTTGGAGTCAGAACTCGATTCAATCTTATGGGGAGAATTTCTCCGTCAGATTGATGATTTCTTTCACCCTGGTGGCCAGACTTTAGTGCAGAGCTATTTCGATCTTTTCGATAATGCTCGTACTGGGCCTGGTGCTGCTGTTCTCGCGAGAGGATCTAGCTTATACGCTAAACTTTTCTCGTCTGAACTCGCGGTGACGTCTGAGGAACTATACGAACTGTATAGTAGCTATATTGAGTGGTTCCCAACGTTTTGTGAGGCGGAATGTCTCCGCCGCGAAACAATGGGTAGACCCCGTATAGTTAATGGTAGCCGTTGTAGTTTCGTACCAAAAACGAAAGACGAAAGTCGCATGATTTGCGTCGAGCCATCCTTGAACATGTATGTTCAGCTTGGTCTTGGCGCAATTCTTGAGGATCGTCTCAGGGAATGCTTCGGTATTTCCCTTGATACGCAGCCCGAAAAGAATCGGCGACTTGCATATCTCGGTTCGCTTGAAGATTCGTTCTGTACGATCGATCTTTCGAGTGCTTCCGATAGTATCTCCTTGAACCTCTGTCACTCAGCTCTTCCGAGTTGGATGCTAGAGATATTCATGGCTATACGATCACCATTTACCTCAATTGATGGTGAAGATGTGTTTCTGAATATGATGTCTACAATGGGTAATGGTTTTACATTTCCGTTGCAGACCATCTTATTCAGTTGTCTTATTCGCGCCGCCTACATATCGTTGGATATTCCAATCCTATGTGGGAAGCGGATGAACTGGGCTTGCTTTGGAGATGATTTAATCGTTGATAAGCGTGCTTATCAGCGGGTTCGTCGTCTTCTTGGTTTGCTCGGTTTTACCGCTAACGATGCGAAGACCTTCTCCGAAGGTCCGTACAGAGAATCCTGCGGAGCCGATTGGTTTCGTGGCCAACCGGTGCGTGGGGTTTACATTCGTAAGCTCCACACCAAGCAGGATGTCTTTGTTGCCATCAATCTACTAAACGCTTGGACCTCCTATACCGGAG